TGATGATTCTGATGATTCTGATGATTCTGATAAGTCTGATAAGTCTGATAAGTCTGATAAGTCTGATAAGTCTGATAAGTCTGATAAGTCTAATCCATTTCAAGCTTCTTCTATTGATGATTTTGATAGAGCAATAAATAATATTGTAGAGGAAAATAAATATGATAAAATTGAATATATTAATATTCAGGAACTTGATCCAAAAAATGTGGTGATAGATTATAAAAAGTATTTGAAAATGATTGAAAAAATGTTAAACATTTCATCAAATATAGATGATGATTCTGAATTCATATTATTTAGAAATAATTTTTTGCGGGGGAAGAAAAAGGATGTAAATCATTTATGGAAAGAATTTGAATTAAAAAGACAAGGAATGATTAATGAGAATATAAAAATTGAAAAAACTGGTAAATTAAATCCAGATAAAATTTACCAATATATGTATAATGAAAATATCTTCATTAAAGGTGAACTAGTTCCTAAAGGTGTGAATCATGGATTAGTAATCTATATTGATTTTTCTGGATCAATGAGAATGAATAGACGGATTGAAAATGCTATACTTCAAATAATTATTCTATCTGATTTTTGTCGAAGGGCTGGAATTAAATTTGAAATTTATAGCTTTTCAAATAGTTCTTTTTTTAAAGACACAGAATTTTTATGGGAAGAATCAACAATACTTAAAGTATCTAATAATTTTCATATAGGAGAGCTACTTAGTTATAGAATGAGTGGTAATGAATATAAGAATGCTGTTAATCTTTTGATTAAGGGTGCATATATACGATCATTTCAAATTTTAGTTTATGCTTCAACTACTCCAATTTTCCAAACTCTTTTAACTACTCCTAAGATTGTTAAAAGACTTCAAAATACTGGATGTGAAAAAATAAATGTAATTTTTCTCACTGATGGAGAAGGTGATTTAGTAATTGATGAGCATTGTCCAATAATTTATGTTGATAAAAAAACTAATAAACAATATTCTAATGAGATTTTTTCTTTTAATAGAAAACAGTCTGAAAAGTCACTTTTTTCTTGGGTGAAAGATAAAACTAGAGCAAAAATGATTTGTTTTTTTCTTCAAGATTCTATATCTTCTAAAAAGTATCAGATTAATGAAATGCGACAGATTATTATATCTCATTGTAGTGAGAATAGTATTAAAAAATTTATTGGAATAGATGTTCCATATTCAGTTACTAGAGCTTACAGTTACAATTATCTTAATGATATTAAGGATTTTTGTAAAAAATCAATCAATTCTTCTGGATTGATTGAAGGAGTTGATTATGATTCTATCTTTTTTATTTTAATGAATGATTATGAAAAAAATGATTTTGATGTTTTTACAATCAATGATTCTCATAAAAAGCAGACTAAATCATTGTTATTTAAACAATTTAATAATTTTAATAAATCTAAATTTCAGAATCGCATTGTTTTGCAGAAATTTATTGATCTCATTAAATAGATGGTCAGTGATGTCCTTTATAGTCCAAGTAAAAAATTTGAAAAAGTTCTTGACTTTTGTTGCCAATATTGGTAGAATATATAAGTGAGAGTGAAGAGAGACATTAACAGGATTGGATAATTTTATATTATGGCAAAAAAGAATCCAACGAATAGAAATCTTTTCATTGAAGCTTTGAAAAAGAGTAGTTGTGCAAATGATAAAACAATTTCTAAGGATTTTATTCGTAGTCTTGTTAAGGAACAAGGCCTTAATGATCCTTATTGGCTTTTAGTTAAAACTTTTGGTCCTCAATATAGAACTGAGGAAAAGAATTCTTTTTTCAATCCAATTTTTATTGAAGATAAAAAATGTTATCAGAATAATTCTTCAAAGAAAATTAAGGTGAAAAAAGTACAGAATGTCAATTCTATTAGTAATGAAAATGTTACGGTAAATATGGATTCTTTTATAGAAGAGCAATTATATATTCCAGAGAAAGATAAAATGTATGTTAAGTGGGGTAGTTATAAAACTATTGAAGGTATTATTGATTCGAAAATGTTTTATCCCACTTTCATTTATGGGCTTTCTGGTAATGGAAAAACTCTAATGATTGAACAGGCTTGTGCTTCTCTTAATCGTGAAATGATTAGAATTAATCTAACATCAGAAACTGATGAAGATGATTTGATTGGTGGATTTCGTCTTAAAAATGGCAATACAGAATGGGTAGATGGTCCAGTAATTGAAGCGATGCGACGTGGCGCAATTCTTCTTCTTGACGAAATTGATTTAGCTAGTAATAAGATTATGGCACTTCAGCCAGTATTAGAAGGTAAAGGAATTTACGTTAAAAAGATGAAAACTCAACATCTTCCACAGAATGGTTTTCAAATTTTTGCAACGGCTAATACTAAAGGAAGGGGTTCTGAAGATGGCCGATTTGCTGGTTCTCAAATATTGAATGAATCATTTTTGGAAAGGTTTTCTATTACAATTGAACAAGAATATCCCCCAGAAGTAGTTGAAAAAAAGATTTTGAATCAAATTATTAAAAAGTTTGAAAATGTTTCTGATATTGTTTTTCCAGTAGATCATTTAACAAAGTGGGCTTTTGTAATTCGAAAAGCTTTTTCAGCTGGTTCTATTGATGAAATTATTTCAACTCGGCGTTTAGTACATATCATTAATGGGATAGCAGCATTTGGAGATTCTAAAACAGTAATTCAACTTTGTATTAATCGATTTGATGATGAGATTAAAGAAACATTTATGTCTCTTTATAGTAAAATTGATGATCAAATTAATAACTCTGAAGAGAATGTTGAAGAGAATGTTGAAGAGAATGTTAAATGGTGAAGGATTTTAGACTCTAAGGAGACTCTAAGGAGACTCTAAGGAGACTCTAAGGAGACTCTAAGGAGACTCTAAGGAGACTCTAAATAATCATTAGGAATGTAAATATTATAGAAAGAGGAATAATATATGGAAATTAAAATCGATAGAACTGAAATTATGAAGCGTTCTCTTATGATAGCTACACCAGCATATGGAGGAATGGTTTCAGCACCATATTATATTAGCACTATAGATACCACAATTAAATTAATGCAGCTTGGAATACCATTGAAACATTGTTTTATTGAAAATGAATCTTTGATAACAAGAGCTCGTAATAATATCGCAGCGATGTTTTTGAATTCACAAGATCAATTTACTAGACTTTTATTTATTGATGCTGATATTAAGTTTAAGCCAGATGATGTAATTTCATTGCTTGCTATATGTGATGAAAAGAATCCCATTGTAGCTGGTAATTATCCTAAGAAATCGATTGATTGGGGTATGATAGAAAAAGCAGTTAATCTTAAAATGCCTACTAATAAATTAGTTGAATGTGCTGATAATCCAGTTTTGAATTTTGTTCCTACGGATAGTGGTCGTCAAACAATTGATACTTCTAGGCCTGTTGAAGTACTTGACACTGGTACTGGATTTATGATGATTCATAGATCTGTATTTGAAAAGATGCAAGAAAAGTATCCAGAGATAAGGTATACTCCAGATTATTCTTTAGGTAATCCTGATTTTGATCAACATAAAGAAAAGGGAGTATATGCATTTTTTGATACTAGTATTGTTCCAGATGAAACTACTATTGAAAAACATCAAGCTGGTATTAAAAGATATCTTTCTGAAGATTATTCTTTTTGTCGATTGTGGAGAAAAATGGGTGGAAAGATTCTTGTACTACCTTGGATAAATTTAGGACATCATGGAACTTTTCAATATTGTGGAAATCTTAATACAACTTTAAAAATTAGAGAAACAGAAATTATTCAAAAAAATGAAAGTTATGTATATCAAAATGAAAATAAACCACCAGAAGAAAATAATAGTATGTTTTTACCCATGAAAGATGATAAGATTGTCTTACCAACACTTAATATGGAAGGGAAAGTAATTTAGATGGATGAAAAAAGAGATGAATTTGATAGTGGAGCTGTGAGAGATTCTAAAAAGGGAAAGGGGAGATTTGATTTAGTGTCTCCAATAGCTATTAAGGAAATAGCTTTGGTTGCTGAAGAAGGAATAAATAATTCTAAATATCCATTAAGAAATTGGGAAAAAGGTATTCCTCTTTCTAGTTTCTTAGACTCGTTTCAAAGACATTTAAATAATCATTTAATGGGAATGACTGATGAAAAACATTTATCAAGAGCTTTATGGAATATGCAAGCTTTAGTACATACCTATGAGATGATTCAATTAGGAAAATTATCAAATATTTTAAATGATTTACCAAATTATTCTGATGAACGGAAAGTTTAATATTTAAGAAAGGGATGTGAATATGTCAATGAATCTAAGTGAAAAAACAATTGGAATTTTGAAAAATTTTGGAGAAATTAATCCAAAGATTGCTATTGATGCTGGTAGTAAAATTCAGACAATATCTCTTGGAAAAAATATTGTGAGTCATGTTACAATTGAAGAAAAGTTTCCAAAAGATTTTGCAATTTATGATTTACCAGAATTTTTAAATGCTATTAGTCTTTTTGATAATCCTTCATTTAAATTTGCTGATGAATTTGTTACAGTAGTTGGATCAAATGGAGCATCAATTAGATATTTTTATGGAGATCGTTCTAATATTTTTATTCCTCAGAAACAGATAGAAATGCCTGAAGCAAAAATATCATTTAATCTTAGTGGTAGTCAATGGATTGAATTGCGAAAAGCTTCAAATCTTCTTCGAGTTTCCGATCTTTCGTTTATTTCTGAAGATGGTAAAACACTGTTAGCAATTGCACATAATAAATCTCATATTGATAGTACTCATAATTATACTATTAAATTGGGAAAGTCTTCTAAAAAGTGTGCATTGCATGTTAAGTTTGATTCTATGAAAATTCTTCCGCATGATTTTAAGGTTTCAATTGCTCCAAATGAAAAAGTTATGTGTCTTAAATCATCTTTGAAAGAAAGTGATTTAACTTATTATGTGGCAATGGAACCAGATTCTATTTGGGTAAATTGAAAGAAAGGATTAATAATGATGAATACAGAATTATGGTGTGAGAAGTATAGACCAAAAACAGTAAATGATTCTATTTTACCAAAAAGCATTAAAAAGAATTTGCTTGAAATAGTTCAGAATTCTAATCTTACTAATTTGCTGTTTACTGGATCGGCTGGTACGGGAAAAACAACGGCAGCTAAAGCAATTTGTGAAGAGACTGATTCAGATTATCTTTTCATTAATGGAAGTATGGATGGTGGTATTGATACCTTAAGAACTACGATTAAAACTTTCGCTTCAACTGTTTCTCTTACTGGTAAAAAAAAGGTTGTAATACTTGACGAGTGTGATTATATAGGTATTAGTATGCAAGCTGGTTTAAGGGGTTTTATTGAAGAGTTTGCATCAAGTTGTCGATTTATTTTTACATGTAATTATTTGAACAAAATAATTGAACCTATACATTCTAGATGTTCTATAGTTGAATTTGTTATTCCAGAAAAAGAATTGCAAGACATTAAAGCTCAAATGATTCAAAGAACTGTAAAAATTCTTAAAAATGAATCTGTTGAATATGAAGATAAAATTGTTGCTCAGATAGTTATGAAATATTTTCCAGATTATAGACGAGTGTTGAATGAAATTCAACGAATTTCTTATGGTGGTGAAATATCTCTAGCAAATGTTTCAAATTGTGCAGAAGAATCTATTAAAGCATTAACTAAGTTAATGCGAGAAAAAGCTTTTGGTGATATGCTTAAATGGGTTTTTGAAAATACTCATAATGATTCTGATAAAGTCTTTAAATCTATTTATGAAAGAATGTTTAAGGATTTGGATAATGTATGTAAACCAGAAATTCTCATTCTTCTTAATGATTATCAACATAAAGCTGCTCTTGTTGCAGATCAACAATTAAATCTTGCAGCCGCTTTAACTGAAATTATGTCTGTTATTAAGTTTAAGGGAGGATAATGAGGATGATAGAACTTAATACTTGGAGTTATGTGAAAGCGATTAATGATCATCAGAAGATTGAAGATAGTAGTAAATATGTTCCATTTATTGTTAATAGAGCATTTGGGTATTATCCAGATACAATTCTTTATGCAAATGAATTGAATCAACGTCCTGATATGAGTATTGATATGCAATATGATTATCTTTTTAGTACTATTAGATCTAGAAAAAGATGGTCTAAATGGATTAAAAATAATAGTGATGATTCTATTAAGATGGTTGCAGATTATTTTCAAGTAAATTTTAATAGAGCTATGGAAATGTTATCATTACTTTCTAAAGAAGAGATTAATTTAATAAAGAAAAATCAAAAATTTGGTATTATTGAGAAAACTAAAAAAGGAGATAATTAATATGATGTGGACAATTGATGATATGATTGAAGTAACATTTGAAGAGGATGATGATTTTTTGAAAGTTAAAGAAACTCTTACAAGAATTGGTATTGCTTCAAGAAAGGAAAAAAAGCTAATTCAATCTTGTCATATTCTTCATAAACGTGGAAAATATTATATTGTACATTTCAAAGAGCTTTTTGCTCTTGATGGTAAACCTTCAAGTATTGATACTAATGATATTGCTAGAAGAAATACAATTGCAAATCTTTTATCTGAATGGAATTTAATAAGATTAGTTAATCCTGAAAAATCATCAGATCCAATTGCTATGCTTTCTCAAATTAAAGTTATTTCTTATGATGAAAAAGAAGATTGGATTTTGACATCAAAATATACTATAGGTGGAAAACATGGGAGAGAAAGAAATGAATAATTTAACATCAGAGAGAAACGAAATTAAAATGCTTTTTCCATTTATTGTAAATTATAAAATGAAGAGTATGAGTGAATCAATGAATATGGGTCATAGATTACATAATATTCCTAGAGAATGGAAAAAGAGTGAAGGAGAAGGTGTAAAAATTGCTATTCTTGATAGTGGATATCCAATTCATAATGATATACAAAATCAAATTATAGCTTCAATAAATTTTACTAGTTCATTAATTGAAGATTTAGTTTCTGGTCATAGTACTCATTGTGCTGGTATTGTTGCAGCTGAAAGAAATTCTATTGGAGTTGTTGGTATTGCACCAAAAGCTAAACTTCTTATATCTAAGGTTTTATCTGATAATGGTTGTGGGGATGATATATCAATTTCAAATGGTATAGATTGGGCTGTTTCATCTGGTGCTGATATAATTAGTATGTCTCTTGGTGCTGATCAATCAACTAAACATTATTTTAAGCGAACAGAAAATGCAATTCAAAATGCTCACGAAAAGGGTGTAATTTGTATTGCTGCTAGTGGTAATGAAAATTCTGATAAAGTTTGTGTTCCAGCTTGTTTTAAGAATTGTATTTCAGTGGGAGCAATAGATCAAAAGACATTAAAAGCAACATTTTCAAATATTGGAAAAAATCTTGATTTTGTTGCTGCTGGTGTAGATATTCTTTCAACATATAAAAATAATACATATGCTTCTTTATCTGGGACATCAATGGCGACACCAATGATTGCTGGTATTCTTGCACTTATTATTTCTGAACATAAAAATCGAAAGACAGAAGTTTTAACTCCAATAACATGTACTGAAGAAGCAATTGAACATTTGAAAAGGATTTCAATTGATATAGGAACTCCTGGATTTGACGTTGTTTATGGATATGGATATCCTCTTTTTCGTGCTGAAAGTATAAAAGATTTAAAAAGAATTAAACCAATTGGTTTTTGGGGTCGAATATTAAATAAATTGAAGTGGTTTTAATGATTTTTCCAATTAAAAGTATTTCTAGTATTGCTACATTTCTTTATGGATATAAAAGTAATGTTAAAAATTGTTGTAAAAAATCAACAAGTCTAAGAGGTATTGAATTTATTAAAAGACTTGAAGGTTTTTCTTCTTTATCTTATAAATGTTCTGCTAATGTATGGACTATTGGATATGGTCATACATTAAATGTAAAAGAAGGTGATAAAATATCTATGTCAGAAGGATATGTATATTTAGTAAGTGATCTTAAGAGATTTGAAAATGTTGTAAATAGTGGTATTAAAGTATTTATAAATCAGTTTGAAATGGATGCTTTGGTATCAATAGCTTATAATATTGGCGGATTAGCATTTCTATCATCTACATTTTTACGAAGAATTAATAAGAAAGAATCAATTGAAAAAATAATTGAATCTATAAAAATGTGGTGTAAAATATCTAATAAAAATGGAAAGAAAGTTTTTAGTCCTGGGTTAAAAAGGCGAAGAGATTTAGAATGTGTTCTTTATGAGAAAGGTAAGTATGAATGAAAAAAGTAACTATAGTTACTCCCACAACTGGAGATATAAAAGCTATCAAGTGTTTTGAGTCTGTGCAAAATCAAACTTGTGCAGATGAAATTATTCACTTGATTGTTATTGATGGTGTGGATCGGATTAATGATCATCAATGGAATGGAGAGCATTGTATTTCTGAAATTGGTGATGATAATGTTGAAATTCATCAACTTTATCTTCCTTGGGCTACTGGTAAAAATAACTTTAATGGTCATAGAATTTATGGAGCAACATCATTCTTAATTGAAACGCCTTATGTTGCTTGGCTTGATGAAGATAATTGGTATGATGAAGATCATATTGAAAGTCTTTTAAGACCAATTGAAAAAGATAATTTTGATTGGGGGTTTAGTTTAAGAAAAATTGTTTCTGAAGATGGTGAATATATATGTGATGATAAATGTGAAAGTTTAGGACCAAAACAAAATTGTCTTGGTGGTAATGATAGACTTATAGATGCTAGTTCTTTTCTTTTAAAATCTTCTATTGCATGGATGATTTCTCCATTATGGTATAGACAAGCAAGAGCTTTTAACACTATTCCAGCTGATAGATCAATTACTAAACATCTTTTAGAAAACTTTACTAAATTTTATGGAAGTGGAAAACATTCTCTTAATTATAGAGTTGGAAATAGAATTGATTCGGTTCAAGCACAATTTTTTATAGATGGGAATAAGAAATATGGTTATTGAAAAACCACTTTATATATATCATCATCTTGGTTTAGGAGATCATATTGTTTGTAATGGTATTGTTCGAGAATATTGCAAACATAAAAGATATACTAAAATATATGTTTTTTGTAAAAAAGAAAATTTATTGAATGTGAAGTTTATGTATCGTGATGATCCAAAAATTGAGGTGATATATATTGGTGATGATCAAGCTATAGACAAATCAATTAAATATCTTTATAGTAAAAATATTGATATATTACGACTTGGAGCTTTTCGAGATGATTGGTTTATATATGATGATAATCAAAGTTGGGATCAAGCTTTTTATAGACAAGCAAAAGTTTCATTTGATTGTAGATGGAAGAATTTTAAGTATGAATCATCTATAGAAGAGGAAAATAATTTTTTTAATCAATATCTTAAAGGAAAGGGAGAGTACATTTTCTTACATGATGATCCAAAAAATGGATATGTTATCAATAATCTTAATTCAGATTTATTTATATTTAGACCAGATAAAAAAATAATAAACAACATTTTTAATTATGCAAAAATTATTAAAAAAGCTAAAGAGATTCATTGTATTGATAGCTCATTTATGCATTTGATTGAATCAATATGTATTCCAGATTTTCAACAAACTTTATATTATCATCATTATGCTAGAGAATCAAATGAAAAAGAAAATGGTAATGGATATCATAAATTGAAATTACCGTGGAATATTATTAAAAAAAAGATTGACATTTCTGTTGAATCAAGGTAAAATATAATCTAATTTAAATGGAAAAGGAGTAAATGAATATGCTAGAAGAAAAAGAATTGGTAATTGTAAAAATGACAAGTGGGGAATCAATTTGTGGAGAACGATCAAGGGATGCTAATGATAAAGATTCGTTTTGGATGAAAAATCCAATTATAGTTGATATGGCCCCAACTGGAAATCAAAATAATCCGTTTCAAGTAGTTGTAGCTCCTTATGCTATGTTTATTGAAGATTTAATAATTAAGGTAAAATATTCTTCTGTTGTTTGGCAAGGTGTTCCAGATAAACAAGTTGTTGAAATTCATTCCAAGATGTTCTCGAAAATTATTCAACCATCACCACTTATTACTTCAAAGGAAGCAGCCATGCATGACTGCAATATAGTTAAAATTAATCCTAAGGGGTAGATAATGAATTTCTATAAAATTATTGAACAATGTGGAGATCATCTTCTTTGTAAGACTGTCCAAGGTGGTCTCCATAAATCTTATCGTCAAACATATTATCCCACAATGTATATTCATTCAAAGAAGAATAAACCGAGTGAATATAAAAATATTGATGGGAAAGTTGTTCATAGTATTAATCCTGGAACCATAAGAGAAACATGGGAATTTATTAAAGAATATCAATATGTTGCTAAGATGTATGGTTATTCTAAATTTATTTATCCTTTTATCAATGAAGAATGGGATGAAGAAAATCTTCAATATGATTTATCAATGATTAAAATTGGTGCTATTGATATTGAATGTGAATCAAGTGAAGGATTTCCCCATCCAGATACAGCATTAGAAAAGATTAATGCTATTACAATTAAAGATCTTAATACAAAAGAATTTCTTGTTTTCGGATTAAAAGGAATTAATAGTGAAATAACCGATAGACCTAATTTAACATATTTTGAATGTTCAAGTGAATTAGATCTTTTAGAAACTTTTATTATTGAATGGAGTAAAAAAGATTTTGACATTATTAGTGGATGGAATATTCAAACATTTGATATACCATATATTGTTAATCGGATTGAAAAAGTATTAGGTAATAATGAATCAAAGCGATTGTCATGTTGGAATATTGTTAAAAAGGGTACTCGAATCATGTTTGGTAAAGAACATGTTACTTATAAGATATTTGGAATGGCTATTCTTGATTATCTTAATCTTTATAGAAAATATACTTACAAAAATTATGAATCATATCGTCTTGATTATATTGCCTCTATTGAACTTGGTGAGAAGAAGTTAGATTATACAGAATATAAGAATTTTCAAGAATTATATACAAAAAATTATAGTAAATTTATTGAATATAATATTAAAGATGTTGATTTAATTGATAAAATTAATGAAAAGATGAAGTTAATTGATCTTGTTATAGGAATGGCATATTTAACTAAATCTAATTATGAAGATGTAATGAGTACAACAAGAATTTGGGATAATTATATTTTTAAGAAATTGCATGAACGAAAAATAGTGATTCCTCATATCTCATACTCATCATCAAAATCTGAAATGTTTAAGGGTGCTTATGTTAAAGAAGTTATTCCTGGAAAACATAAATGGGTTGTAACATTTGATCTTAATTCTCTTTATCCTTCTATTTTTAGAACATTGAACATGAGTATGGAAACAATTGAAAAAAACATAGATCAAATTCATTATTCAATGGAAGATATGTTAAATGGAAAAATAGATACTGAGTTTTTTAAGAGCAGGGGTTTATCGTTTGCTGCTAATGGATATTGTTTTAGAAATGATATTGATGGATTTATTCCATCAATAATGAGAGAAAATTATGATAAACGAATTGAATTTAAAAATAGAAAAATTGAGATAGAGAAAATTCTTTCAAAAGAACCAGATAATGAATCATTGCAAAGGGAAATGGTGCAATGTGAAATTAATCAAATGGCATTTAAAATTCTTCTTAATAGTTATTATGGTGCTATGGGGAATCAATATTTTAGATACTATGATTTAAGAATTGCAGAAGGAATTACTGTAACTGGTCAACTTATTATTAGGTGGATAGATAATGATGTTAATCAATATCTTAATCAAATATGTAAGACAAGTAATATTGATTATGTTATTGCTGGTGATACAGATTCAATTTTTGTTTCTCTTGATAAGCTTGTTGAACTTAGTTTTGATGGAAAATCTCCTTCTAATTCAAATATAGCTGATTTTTTAGATAAAATATCATCTGGTCCTTTAGAGAAAATTATATATGATTCTATAGAAAAACTTCTTAATATATTAAATGCAAAAAATCATATTCTTGAAATGAAGCGGGAAAAAATATGTGATGTAATGATATCAACAGCAAAAAAACGATACATAATGAATGTAATAGATAATGAAGGAGTTAGATATAAAGAACCTAAAATAAAAATTACTGGTCTTGAAGCTGTTAAATCATCTACACCAGATATTTGTAGAAGTAAAATTAAAAGTGCAATTTCAATTATGTTAAATGGTACAGAAGATGAACTTATAGATTATGTATCAAATTTCAAAGAGGAATTTAAAACATTATCACCAGATAAAATAGCTTCTCCAAGAGGAATTAATGGAGTTAAAAAATATGCTGATAAAATTAAAATTTTTTCAAAAGGAACTCCTATTCATGTAAGAGGATCGTTACTTTATAATAATTTATTAAAGAAACTTAAACTTACTAAAAAGTATGATTTAATTTATGAAGGTGATAAAATACGATTTATTTTGTTAAATACACCAAATCCAATTGATCAAAATGTAATATCATTTCCAAATGATATTTTACCAGAAGAAATGGGGCTTCATAAGTATATAGATTATGATGAACAATTTCAAAAGACTTTTATCTCTCCAATTGAAATAATAACTTCAACATTTGGATGGAACACTAAAGAAGTTGCATCACTAGCTTCTTTTTTAGAAGAATGAAAATGATTGAAAAATTAATATAGAGAAAGGATAATATATGAGTAAAAGTAAATATCTAGGTGAAATGGTTGATTTACTTAATAATGAATATGCAACTATAGCTGTAGAGGGAAAAGGTCCTGGAGATGTTAATGGATTTATTTCAACTGGTTCTTATACATTAAATGCTTTAATTTCGAGTGATATATATAAAGGAGTATCTGAAGGTAAGATTATAGGATTAGGTGGTGAAGAATCTGTTGGTAAAACATTTATAGTAATTGAAATGATGAAACAATTTTTATTACTCAATAAAGATTCAGTTATTTTCTTTTTTGAATCTGAGTCAGCTATTTCTAAAAATATGCTTGAAGATCGAGGAATTGATACGGAACGAGTTGCTATTATTCCAGTTATTACTGTAGAAAAGTTTAGAACACAAGTAATTAATGTGATTGATAATTATATTAATCAATCTGAAAAAGAACGAAAAAAGGTAATGATAGTTCTTGATTCACTTGGCATGTTATCAACAGAAAAAGAAATTGCTGATACAGCAGCTGGATTAAATACAAAAGATATGACAAGAACTCAATTAATTAAAGGTGTTTTTAGAATTATTACACTTAAGCTTGGAAAAACAAATATTCCGATGTTAATTACTAATCATACATATCAAAGTATGGGATTATTTTCTATAAAAATTCTTTCAGGTGGTTCAGGACTTAAATATTCAGCTTCAACTATTATTCTTCTTAGTAAAAAGAAAGATAAAAGTGGGAAAGATGTAGTTGGTAATTATATTAAATGCAATTTACAAAAGTCTAGATTATCTAAACAAGATACATCAGTTGATATTTATTTGTCTTATAAGAATGGATTAAATCCTTATTATGGTTTAATAGATATAGCACTTGAAGGTGGATTAATTTCTAAAAATTCAACAAAAATAAAGTGGTTTGATGGAAATTCATATTTTACAAAACATATTTATAAAAATGCTAAAAAGTTTTTTACTGATGAAGTTCTTAAAAAGATTAATGAATCTGTTAAGATTCAGTTTTCTTATGGTAGTGCATTAAATTTAGAAGATGATATTGAGGAAAAGGTATGATTAATTTTTATCAAAGTAAAAAGATTGGGCAATTAAATCCAGATGAAAGAGAATTTCTTTATACTGTAGTTATCCAAACAAAACCTAAAGTATCATTTGAAGTTGGTACATGAAAAGGTGGTGGATCAACATATTATATTTCTAGTGCATTAAAAGAAAATAGTAAATTATATACATGTGAGATTAATAAATCATTTTTTGATCAAGCTATTAAATTTTATGATGAGAAATATCCAATTCTTAAGAAAAAGATTAATTTTAATTTTGGATCTTCTCTTGACGTTTTTCCAAAACATTTAGAAAATGTAGGTGTAGTTAACCTTGTTCTATTAGATGGTGCTGAAAATTCAGATAATACTTATAAAGAATTTTTAATGTTTCATCCTTATTTACGAAAAGAATCAATTGTATTATGTCATGATTGGTGTAAAGGTTCTGTAAAAGCTGAAAGAATGAAAGAATTTCTTGAAGATAATATTAAATATAGATTGAAGTTGATTAAGATAGTGAATACGCTAGCAATGTTACAAATTTATTAGAGGAAGAATAAATTGATACCATTTCCAAATAAAAAATATCATCTTATTTATGTGGATCCACATTGGACTTATAAAGATAAAGTAAAAGTGGGAAAATCGGTAAATTACCAATAGAATAATGAATGGAGAATTGATTTGGATTATTCAGATATTGAATTTATAATCATTAAAAATTTAATGATTAATGAAACATATACAAGAAAAGTTTTACCATATTTAAAATCAGAATATTTTTCTGAACAATCAGTTAAGACTTTATTTAATGAATCTAGGTTATTTATTGAGAAATATAATGATCTTCCTACAGAACAAACTTTGAAAATTGCTATTTCTCAAATTAATGATATTAATGATTCTGAATTTAATAATTTAAGTCAAATGGTTAATAATATTTCTGAGAATGTTGAAATAACTCAAACACAAGAATGGTTATTAGATGAAACTGAAAAGTTTTGTAAAGAAAAAGCTATCTATAATGCTATAATGAGCTCAGTTAATATTATTAGCGATGAAAAAAAATCAGATCAAACTAAAGAAGAAATTCCTGGACTTCTTTCTGATGCTCTTTCAGTGTCATTTGACAGTCATGTTGGTCACGATTTTATTGAAGATGCTCAGGATAGATTTGATTTTTATCATAAAAAAGAATCAAAAGTTCAATTTGATCTTGATCTTCTGAATAAGATAACTAATGGTGGACTTCCAAAAAAAAGTTTGAGTGTAATAATGGGTGGAACTGGTACTGGTAAAACAATTTTTCTATGTCATTTTGCAGCTGCAGCTATGATGATGGGAAAGAATGTTCTTTATATTACTCTTGAAATGAGTGAAGAAAAAATTGCTGAAAGAATAGATGCTAATCTTTTGGGAGTAAAGATAACAGATATTACGGATCTTACTAAACCATATTTTGAAAATCGGATTAACAAATTGAAAGAAAAAACAACTGGTAAATTGATAATTAAAGAATATCCTACAGCTGCAGCTCATGTAGGACATTTTAGACATCTTGCAAGAGAGCTTAAAATTAAGAAGGATTTTATTCCAGACATTATTTACATTGATTATATTAATCTTTGTCGATCATCAAGATTCAAAGGAGATTCTTCAGCGAATTCATATATGTTAATTAAGTCAATAGCTGAAGAATTAAGAGGATTTAGTATAGAAGAAGCTGTTCCAATTGTTACTGCAACTCAAGTTAATCGTTGTTTGACATTGGATACTGCAGTCATTAAATGTGGAAAGAAGAATGAATCTGTTCTAATCACAGAATTATCTATTGGGGATGAAGTATTAGGTAATGATGGTGGGAATACAGTTAAGAAGATATGGTATAATAAGTCTGATGTTTATGAGATTGAAACCAAAAGTGGACGAAAAATTCGATGTAGTGGTAATCACATGTTCCCAATCGGAGATCATTTAAAAACAATAGATGATGGAATGAAATCTGGAGATTTTCTTTCTGTTTTTGATGACCTGATTGAAGATGAAATAGTATCAATCAAAGGAATTGGTGTCATGGACACAATAGATATTGAGTTGGATGGGAATAACTTATTTTACGCAAATGGAATACTTACACACAATTCTGGATTTGGTGATTCTGATGTTGATTTAACACACACTTCTGAATCATTTTCATTACCAGCAACATCTGATTTATTTTTAGCTATTATTACTAATGAAATTTTAGAGCAACATAATCAAATAAAAGTTAAACAGCTTAAAAATCGATATAATGATTTGAATTTTCATAGAGAAATTTTATTAGGGATTGATAGGAGTACAATGAAAATATATGATGTTCCTCAATCATCCCTTGGATCATCTGGAAATGCAACAAATCAATCTATAATTAAAGATAATAGAAAGATAAATAGTAAGTCACATGAAAAACATGAAGAAAAAATTAATAGATTAAGAACTCTTATACAATAAGGTTTAAAATATGTCTCGTGGGATTAGAATAGATAAAGAAGGTAAATTATTCACATTTATTGGTACTAAAAATATTTGTGGTGATGATAATAAATATATTCTTAAAGAAATTATTAATGAAAAAATTGCAGTTTATGAAAAAAAAATAAAGATAATTTCTAAAAAAATGAGAGTATTTGAAATTAATAAACCATCTAGTAAAGATAATATTATATCATTTTTTATTTTTGATGATGTTAAAGGAAATGCCAAATCATTAGCTATAGTTAAATTTTTTCGAAAAATTGGTTCTGTACAGGGAAAAGATATTGGTATGAAATTTATGGGATCTGAATCTTTAGGTCTTAAACCACAAGATTTTCATATTTCTAATTCTTCTAACTATCAATCATATATTGCTAATTTATTTAATCAGATTAATTTAATTTTTTCAGAAAATATTCAAATGAAAGAATATTTGAATTATTTAGTAAATTGTGCAATGGGAAAAAAAGTTAATCCTCCATCAATTGATGGACTTCCATTAAATCAGATTGGAAAAAATTTTGGAGAAATAGTTGGTCCAATTGCTCTATTTAATGATAAAAAATTATTTATAGAAAAATCATTTAATAAAAAAACTGATTTAATTATAATACCACAAGCTGGTAATGAAAAATTACTTGATTATATTATTTCTACTGTTTTTAAATCTAAGAGAAGAGATTATAAATTTTCAGCTAAATTTAAGAATGGTGCAGCTGCTTCATTATCATCTATTTATGATATTGTTAAAAAATCATCTGAAAAGTTTGGTGAATTTTCAAAAGAGATTGAAATATTACGAATGATTGTTGAAAATAGAGCAGATGATGGAGTAATTCGAGTTGCAGCATATTTGAGATTAATTACTAAAGCTGCTGAAAAAACCTGGTTTGAAAAAGATTATGATCATCAGATATGGAATAAGTTTAAGGATAATGCAAGATATAGTCCTAAACCAAAAAATTTAAATAAACTTCAAAATCATAAATGGTGGATTTTAGCAATGGTTGCTTATATGGTTGCCGATAAAATGAATAATAAGAAATTTTTTGATTTTAAGGGTTTTATTTCTAAAGCAATGTCTATAATTCAAGTATATCAAATTAATATGTTTTTAAATAATAAAGGAGTGCCTTCTTATAAAGTGCTTATGCCAGCTGGAAATATTGATGGTAAAGTTTTGGTTGATGCAAAAAAAGGTTATTATTCAACATCTCCACCAAAACAAAAATTAAGTTTTAAAATGAAATAATGTAATTTTGGAGTTTTAAATATGTTTTCATTCGCAAGGTTCTTACTCTTTGAAGAACAGAAAAAGAAGAATACACATATTCAACATCTTGAAGATTTGATTTTAGATGCTGGTATAGATGCTGTAGATATTGTTGTTAAACATTTAGAACAATCAATGAAATTTCTTTCTGGTAGATCAAAAAAGGAATTTAATATAAGTACAAAAGTTGATGGAGCTCCAGCAATAGTATTTGGTATGAATCCAGACAATGGAAAATTTTTTGTTGGAACGAAAAGTGTTTTCAATAAAAAGATACCTAAAATCAATTATACAAATAAAGATATTGATATTAATCATGCTGGAGAGTTGGGAAAAATTCTTAAGATTGCATTAAAATATTTAAAAGAAACACTTACTAAAGGAATTTATCAATGTGATATGATGTTTATTAATGATTTTAAGAAATCAAATACAATTGATGGAGTTGATTATATTACATTTCAACCAAATACTATTGCTTATGCTGTTCCAAAAAAATCAGACGGTGGAAAAAAAGTTGCTCAAGCTAAGATAGGAATTATTCCTCATACTTTTTATAGTGGTCCTAATATGCAAATGTTAAAACCATCATTTAATGTTACATCAGATCAATTTATTGAAACAAAAAATGTATGGATGGTTGATACAAAAATTAGAAATCTTTCTGGATTAATTTCATTTACTAAAGAAGAAACATTAAATATAAATAATACTATTAAAGAAATTAAATTAATGAAGAAAAAAATTGATAGAAAAAAATTAAAAGAGTTAATTGAGAAAAAGACTTTAATTAATAATATTAAAGCCTATCAAAATGATCAAATTAAAAGAGGAACATTTATTAAAAATACAAAAACTTATCGTGAAGGGATTCTTAAATTTTTTAGAAAAAAAGAAATATCAAAAATACAAATGAAGACAATTAAAAATAATCAAGAAATTATTGGATCAATTTTTACTCTTCAAGAGAGAATTAATGAAGTAAAAATGAGAATTATAAATAAGATAAATGAGATTGAATATCTTAATACATTCATATATGATGGAGAAGGATATCGATATACTGGTCAAGAAGGATTTGTTTTATCAGATATGATTGATAATTCATTTGTAAAATTAGTTGATAGACTTGAATTTTCTAGACAAAATTTTACAGCGGTTAAAAGGTGGGATAGTTAATAATGTCAAAATCAGCTGTTGTTACATATGGAAGATTTCAAGGAATTACTATTGGGCATGAAGCATTAGTAAAGAAAATGATAAAATTTAATAAAGATGCTGATGTAATTTTATTTACATCGACTACAGTAGATAATAAAAAGAACATTTTATCATTTAATGAAAAAGTATGGTTTCTTAAGAAAATTTTTCCAAATATTATTATTGTTAATGATCGTAATGTAAATGCTACTATAATAACATCTCTTCATTATCTTTATAAAGAAGGTTATAATGATGTAACAGTTTTTGTTGGTGAAGATCGATTTACAAAATTTAAAGCCCTTGAAAAGTATAATATACCAGAAAGTGATTCAAAATTTGATTCAGAGAAAAATTTTTCTTTTGATTCGTTGAAATTTAAATTAGCTGGAAAAAGATTATTAGATAGTGGATCTAATGTGGAAAAAGCATCTTCAACAGAATTGAAAAAATTGGCTCAATTAGATGATTTTAATAGTTTCAAAAAAATGATGCCTTTATCTACATCTAAACAAGTTGCGACAAAACTTTTTAATATATTAAGAAAAAGATTACCAATGAAAGAAAATAAAAACATGATAATGTCATTTTTGGAATTTATTAAAGGATAAATAGTGTTAGATATTAGATTAACAAGGAGATTACCCACATGAAGATGATGAGTGAATTATTCGAAAAAAAAGATCAATTATTAAAAAATCAATATCAAACACTCTTTAATGAAGCATTAGAAAAATTTGGTATAACAAGTGCTAAAGAATTAAAGACAGATCATGATTTGAAAGAATTTTTTACATTCATCAATGAAAAAGAAGATTTAGTATCTAAAACATTAAAAGAATCTGATGCAACAGATGGACTTGGAGTATCAATTCCTAGGAATAAATTATCAATTGAATCTGATAATTTTCATAAAGATCGTTTAAATAATCTTTCTCAGATTTATCAATCAATGTCTGCTGCGTCTGCTGCATATAATAATCAAAAAGAAATTTCAGAAACGCGTATAGAAATTTTAAAGATTTGTGCTGTTATTGGTGCTAATCCTGGAGATTATTTGGGAAATAACTTAGCGTTGAAAGAAAGTCTTAAAGAATCAGAAAATGATATTTTTGATTATGTAGATAATGTTTCACCATTATCATCTGAAGTTATTCACTTTCTTCTTAATAATGTTGATAAAACTTATTATAATAGAATATGGTTAACTTTTGTTAAAAATCTTGTAATAAAAAAATCACAAGGAAAATATGATTCTAAAAAAGCTATTAAATTAATGGAATATGCTGCTAAGCAAGCATTAGAAGCTTATGCAAAACCACAATCTAGTAAAGATCTTAATGCAAGTAAAAGTGATATTAAAGAAATAGCAATAACATTTAGAGATTTCTTTGAAGATCAAGTTAAAACTGGTGTATATGATCGTTATATACCAAAAAAGTATATTGGAAAGGTAAATCTTAAAGAATCTCTTTCAAAAAATGTAGAAGAATTAGTGATGTATACTATGTCTGATTATACATTATATAAGAGTGGATATATGGATATTGTTAAATCGCTAGTAAATCAAATAGCGGCAGATAATAGAAAATTTCCTCAAAAAATGGCAGAAAAATTTTTTGGAAAATTATTGGATATTGCATTAAAGTCATATAAAAAAGATTTAGGTGAAATTGAATTCAAACCTAAAGATAAGAAAGATGCTGTTGCAAAATTCATTGCAGATTTTAAGGATGCTGCGTATAATGGAGAGTATGATGATTTTCTAAAAGGTGATTATAGTGGTGAAAGTCTTGTTGAATCATATACAAATAAACGTAGTAATTGTGAGATTCAAGGAAGAAGAGAATCAGCAATTAAAAGAGAAGCAATTAAAAAATATAAAAAAATGGAACAAAAAAATCTTGATGAAAAAGAAGATTCTGCTGTAGATGCTTCAGAGTATAGAAAGTTTTTTACTAAAGCAATGAAGAAGTTTGGAATTAAATCTCCAGCAGAATTTACAGATGAAAAGAAAAAGAAAGAATTTTTTGATTATATAGAAAAAACATGGACTAAGGATGAAAGTCTTTAAAATATTTGAGAAAAATTTCTATAGAAAACTGGTTGAGGTTAAAGGCCATCATTAGCAGAAAAGGAGAATTATTATGCCATTATGGGGTGCAACAGTAGGTAAAGAAACAATGCCACAATATTTAACAGATGCTGAGAAAAGTAATTGTTACGCATCAACAAAAGGATGGATTTTAAAACAACCAAATGGTAGTGAAGAAATTCTTGTTGCTGCTAGGGGACTTTCAAACACATTTGCAAATGCAAACCTTACCAGTGTTACCATTCATTCAAGAGCGAGTGATTCTTCTGATGTTAATATTACTTATTCTTGGAATGAAGTTGTTATCGTAACTGGTACTCCAACTGTTCAATTATTTGGAACATATGCTGGTGGTGATGGTATTGCAGATTATATAAGTGGAAGTGGAACAAATAGATTATTATTCACTTATGAAGTAGTAGCTGGAGATGATGAAGATAGTGCAAGAATTCCAGATGAAATTACAATGATTTCTTCAGATGGAGAAACAGAACATATGATTAGAGGTCTTGATGGTAATAATGCAGCATCTAACCTTGTACATGGAACTTATGTATATTCTAGTACTCTTTGGGGAGATGAAGTGACAGCTAATCTTGCTGATAGAACAGTCTTTAGTGTAATTTTAGCTGGTGAATAAATTGAACAATAATGAGGATTGTTAGGAAGAATAATTTGTTGCAATTCAATTTAACAAAAGAGAATTTTTTATTATTTGCAATGAATTCTTATAACAATCCTCATTGTTATAGTATATCTGATTTTACAAATGATATGTATAGATTTAGATATCTGAAGCGACTTTTTAGGAAATATTTAAATGGTGGAAAATTTAATGATAAGTTAATTTTAAATCATGTTATTTCTATTCAAAATGTTTTTGGTAATGAAGTATCTGTTAGAATGTTATTTTTTGAGATGGAAGAAGAAATTTGGAGTTCATTAAAAACTGTTTTAATTTTTTTGAATATACTTCCAAAATATGTTTTAAAAATAAATAACATAAATATTAAAACAGATGATATTGAAATAGATTCTAATGTTGTTTCTATTCTTAGGAAGATTGGAAATAAAAATGAATGATAATTCTATGTTAATTTCTGAAGGTGTTATCAGTAAATCTTTAGAAATTATTTTTATTCATAAATTTTTACGAATTTTAGTAAAACCTTTTAATAAAACAAAAGCTTTTGATCTTGGTATAATTGATGCTAATGGATATATTCTTAAAAAACATAAAACTCTTAAAACAAAAGAAGAAAAAGATGCTTATACTCTTTTTCATAGGATTGTTTGGAAGTTTAAAAGACTTCTTGAAAGAGTTCCTTTGGGTAAACGTCTTATAACATCATATATAGCTGCTTTATGGTTATTGAAAGAAGAGTTTCCAGAACAATCAAATATAATTGATAAGAAAATTTTTAATTTTCTTACAGAAGAATATCAATATACTATAAGAAATAAAGATATTGTCGAAATCAGCAATATTCCAGATTTTTCTTTTGCATCAGATGACATATTTAATATTGAAAATATGAAAATTATAGCCAAAAGGGGAGATAGAATAAAACTTTTTGAAGAATCTCTTGCATATATATATGGATATCCAGTAATTCATGGAAAAGTGGAAAAAAATAATGAAGAAGTTATTGTTTCTCCAGTAGATTTAATGATTAATGAAGAATTACCTGCAAATAATGTAGGTAATGGTTTTGTTCATGGAATAGGTATAGGTGATAATGGAGAATCGGGATATTCAAGAAAAAGAACTATAGTGCTTAAACGAAAAAAAGATAAATTAAAAGATGAAGATTTGAAAGAATTTGAGAACTATCTCGGAACAAATCTTATAGTTCAAGATACACGAGATGGTAAAATTATTTTCCATAATAAAAGGTAGTAAATAAATGACTGATTTCAATGATTTATATAGAGAAGAGAAAAAAAGTAATAATTGTAAAACTGATTTAGAATTTCAACGAAATATAGAACATAGATTAACTCAACTTGAGACAAAAAATGTAAATAGTGAAAAAAATATTGAATCAATTTATGAAAGAATTGATAGTGCAATAGATAGTATTCATGGATTGAGTGAATCTATGAATAAGATTGTTACAATACATGAACAAAGGTTAAATAATTTAAATAAATGTGCAGAGGAAAATGAAACATCTATTAAATTGGTAGAAAATCATATACCTCCTTGTCAAAAAGAGGTGCAAGATCTTATTCAAATTAAAATTAATGAATCAAGATTATATTCTGATGGAATTATGGAAAAATTTTTTAATGCTATTGATTATAGGTTAAAGAAACTTGAAAAATTTCATCGAAAAACAATAACTATAGTTTCTGCTCTAGCTCTTGTTGGTATTATATTATCTGGTGAATTACCAAAATTTCTTACTGGAATCATTAAATCGTTTTTCATCTAAAATTCTCCTTGACAATCGATTAATTCTATGATATTGTAATATACATTTTGATGAATGATTGGAGTATATGACTTAAATGTCTAGTTATATCGATGTTAAGTATATTAATTTGATTTCTTCTAGGTTAGAAATTTTTAAGCAAAAGAATAAAAATACATTCAATTTTAGATGCCCCTTTTGTGGTGATTCACAAAAAAGTAAAATTAAATGTCGTGGTTATTTAATTGAGAGTAAAGGGCATTATAGATATTATTGTCATAATTGTAATTTTGGGTGTGATTTAAAATCATTTATTTATCGAATAGATGAATCACTCTATTCAGAATATCTTACAGAGATATTCAAAGAAAATAATGGAAATAGTAACACTAAGTTAAAAATATGGAATTCTCATTCAATTCAAAATCAAAATATAAAAAATCCAATTAATCTTCCTAAATTTCTTATTAAGTGTATTGATCTTGAAGTAGATAGTCCAGCTATGAAATTTCTTCTTGGGCGTGGTATTCCATTAAAACAACTTAATAAAATTTATTATACAAACAATTTTAAAAAATTTGAAGAAGTTTTTCCTAAGTACAAAGATAATGCTACTCTTAGAGAAGAGCCAAGAATTGTAATTCCTATTTTTTCTAAAAATGGAAAGAATTTAATAGGTGTTTCTGGAAGAGCCCTTGATGCTTCTAACAAAAAGAGATATATAACTTTGAAACCAGATGAATATAAAGATTTTCCAAATATATTTGGATTAAATTATATTGATACTACAAAAGATATTTTTGTGGTTGAAGGTGTTTTTGATTCTCTTTTTCTTGAAAATTCTATTGCTGTTTTTGGATCTGATTTTCAAAAAGCATTAAATGTTTTACCAAAAGATAAAATAATTGTGGTTCGTGATAATGAACCAAGAAATAAAACTACAAGAAAATTTCTTCTTAAAGATGCTAGAAATGGATTTAGAGTTTGTCTTTGGGGACAAAAAACAGAAAGTAAAGATATTAATGAAATGGTTTTACGGGGCGAGCTTAATAAAGATAAAATTGAGAATGAAATTCTTACAATGACATATCAAGGATTATCAGCAGTTGCAAATATTTCTTTAATGAGGTAATAAAAATATATGGTAAATAATATTGATCATTTTAAGCTTTATAAAGAGTATGTTGAAAAGTGGATTGGTCTTCTAGGATTAAGAGACTGGGAATATAATATTAGATATTCAACTAATGAAGATGAATTTGCTAGTTGTGAATATAATCTAGATGGTAGAATTGCAATTTTTAATATTCGTAAAGATATTTCAAAACCAGATGATATGTATACTGGTGAAGATGGAATTACAGAAGATTATATAGAACGAGCAGCAATTGAAGAAGTATGTCATTTACTTTTAATTGATGTAACAACATTAGTAACACAAAAAAAGAAAATTAAAGAACTTGATAAAGTTGAACATATTGTTATTAAACGATTAGAAAATTTACTTATTAAATATTTGAAAGGGAAAGAAGTAATATGATAATTTCGAATGAATTTGTAAAAAAGTATAAAGATAAACAAGTTTCTTGGGGCTTTAATAATTTAGGTTATATTATTTTCAAGAAAACTTATGCAAGACCATTAGAAAGTGGTGGTACAGAAGAATTTCATCAAACACTTCAAAGAGTGATAAATGGAGCTCAAGATGTTGGTGCTGATTATACAAAGAAAGAAGCTGAACGTCTTTTTGATTTAATGTTTAATCTTAAATGTAGTTTTGCTGGTAGAATGCTATGGCAATTGGGGACAAAAACAGTTAAAAAGTTTGGTGGAAATTCTCTTCTCAATTGTTTTTTTATTGCGATTAAAGATATTGATAGTTTTTGTTTTCATATGGAAAATTTAATGTTAGGTGGTGGTGTTGGATTTTCTGTTAGACGTGAAGATATAATGGAACTTCCAAAGATTAAAATAAATGTTTCAGTGATTTGTGATGATGTTGCTGATGCTGATTTTATTGTTCCTGATAGTAGAGAAGGTTGGGTAATGCTTTTAAGAAAAACTCTTGAAGCATTTTTTATAAACGGGAAACGTTTCACATATTCAACAATGTTAGTTAGATCTGCTGGAACTCCAATTAAATCATTTGGGGGTATAGCTTCTGGTCCTCAAATTTTGAAAAATGGCATTGAAAATATGGTAAAGATTTTTCAATTGAGAGAAGGAAAAAAATTAAGATCTGTAGATGTTCTTGATATTTGTAATATTATTTCAAGTATTATAATTTCGGGTGGAATTAGACGCAGTGCTTCAATTGCTTTAGGTGATCCAGATGATTTTCTTTTTTTGAGAGCTAAGAGATGGGAATTAGGAAAGATTCCTAATTGGAGATCTAATAGTAATAATTCAATATATACTGATGATTTTTCACACCTTTCAGAAGAATTTTGGAAAGGATTTAAGAATTCTGGGGAAGTTTATGGACTTTTTAATTTACCATTATCTAAGAAATTTGGAAGATTAGGAGAACTTAGAAAAGATCCTGAAGTTGATGGAATAAATCCATGTTTAGTTGGAAAAACAAAAATTACAACACTTAAAGGTGAGGAAAGAATTGATAAGATTGTTACTGGTGATATTTTATTAACATATAATAATGAAACTGGTGAATTAGAATATGATGTTGTTCTTAAAGCTGGACTTTCTAAGAAAAAAGCTAATGTTATTAAACTTGAGATAGATGATGGTTCTATTATAGAGATGACACCAGATCATAAAGTTTTTACAGAGAATAGAGGATATATTGAATCGGCTTCATTGACTAAAAATGATATATTAATGAAAATTGAAGATGATGAAACTAGTAAAAGAAAAATTGTGAAAATTACTTCTATAGAAAATCAAGATGTATATGATATAATGATGAATAAAAATCATAATTTCTTTGCAGAAAAGATTTTGGTACATAATTGTGGAGAAGTAAATATTCCTTCTTATGGTGCATGTTGCTTAGGGGAACTTTTCCTTAATCGAATTGAATCTCAAAATGAATTAAATGAATGTAGTATGTTAATTTATAAAACATTAAAAGCAATTACATTAATGAAATTTATTCATCCCGAAACAACTAGAGTAATGAATGAATCATCTCGTATAGGTATAGGTGTTACTGGTATTTGTCAATCTAAAGAAAAATTTGATTGGCTTGATCCATGCTATAATAAATTGAGAAAATTTGATATTGATTATAGCAAAAAGAAGGGCTGGAATGAATCTATTAAAATTTCTACAATGAAGCCATCGGGTTGTCAAATTCCTCAAACTATTATTAGGACATCAAAGGGAGAATTTTCTTTAACTGATATATTCAAGATGAATGACGTTGATCTGCGAGAAAAGTTAAATGATTATCGTGAATGGTATCCAGTAACAGAAGAAATATTGGTTGAAGATAAAAATAATAATTATCAAAAAATTACTAGATTGTTTATCAATGGTGTTGAAGAAACAATTAGGTTTACGATGAATGATGGAAGTGTTATTGAATCCACGTCAACCCACAAATTTCTAATGACTGATGGAGAGTGGAAAGAGGCTCGATTTATTACAGAAAATGATGATTGGGAGACATCGGATGAGGTTAAAGTAGAAATCAAAATGTGTTATGTTAAAAAGGAGAAATTAAATAATTTCACTGTTGATATTGAAGTTGAGAATACACATTCATATAGATTGAAAAATGGTGTAATTAGTCATAATAGTCTTTCTCTTCTTTCTGGATCAACTCCAGGAATTCATCCAGCGTTTTCACAGTATTATATTAGGCGTGTAAGAATGTCAAGTAATGATCCAATGCTTAATGTATGTAAAGATCTTGGATATCATATAGAACCAGAAGTATTATTTGATGGTTCAGATAATTATATAACTAGTGTTGTTTCATTTCCTTGTGAATCTGGAGATAATGCAATTCTTTCAAAAGATATGACTGCAATTCAACAAATTGAATTAATGATAGAAATGCAAACAAAATGGGTTGATCAAAGTGTGTCAATGACTGTATATTATAATGATGATGAAATTGATGGTATACGAAATTGGCTTAAGAAAAATTATAACAAATCTGTAAAAACTATTTCATTTTTGAAACATTCAGATCATGGTTTTGCTCAAGCTCCTTATGAAGAAATTGATAAAGCAACTTATTTTAAAATGAAAAATAAGATTAAAGATGTTTCAGTTATTGATATTGATAGTTCTAGAGAATTGTTAAATATTGAATGTAGTGGTGGTCAATGCCCCGTTAGATAAATATCAGTATGAATATAGCTGGTATAGATTATAGCCTTAACTCACCAGGAATTACGACTATTTGTAATGATAGAATTGATTTTTATTTTCTCACACACATCAAGAGAATAGGAAATGAGTTTTATCATTACAATATTCATTCAACATATACAGACAAGTCTTTTAAGAATAATGAAGATAGATATGATAAGTTATCTGAGTGGGCTATTGGAATAGTGTCAAAGAATGACTATGATGTCATTGTTCTTGAAGGATATGCTTTTGGAGCTAGAGGACAGGCACTATTTAACATTGCCGAAAATGCTGGTCTTCTTAAATGGAAGATTCGAAATCGTCTTTCAAAGAGTAGACTTGAAATAATAGCTCCTAGTGTAATTAAGAAATTTGCTACTGGTAAGGGTAATGCTTCTAAGAAGATGATGATTAATCAATTTATGAAGGAAACTAATATTAATTTAATGGAAATATTTGGAAGTAATCTTTCACCATCTTCTGATATAGCTGATTCATATTTTATGGCGAGATATGGAGAACAAATTTAAAAGATGTTGTTAATTCTCTTAATTCTAAAGAGTAATATAGAATGAAAAAAAATTCATTTATAATGGTACTTGGATCCAATGGAATGGTTGGATCCGCTATTATTAGAAATTTATATAATAATGAATATAATGAAATAAATAAACAATTATTTCGTGTTGATTTAACTAATCAATATGAAACAAAACAATTAATACAAGAATATTCTCCAGAATATATTTTTCTTGCAGCTGCTAAAGTTGGTGGAATCTATGCAAATTCTACTTATCCAGCAGATTTCATTTATAACAATTTAGCTATACAATGTAATGTGATTCAATCAGCCAAAGAATGTAATGTAAAGAAATTATTATTCTTGGGAAGTAGTTGTATTTATCCTAAATTAGCTCCACAGCCATTAAAAGAAGAATATCTTCTTTCTGGTCCTTTAGAGCCAACTAATGAATATTATGCAATAGCAAAAATTGCTGGTATTAAAATGTGTGAGGCATATAGAAAACAATATGGATGTAATTTCATTTCATGCCAGCCAACTAATCTTTATGGATGTGGTGATAATTATGATTCAATGAATAGTCATGTAATACCAGCATTAATTAGTAAATTTCATAATGCTAAAATTAATCAAAAATCTTATGTAACATTATGGGGTACTGGTTTTTCTTATCGGGAATTTTTACATGTTGATGATTTAGCAAATGCTTGTGTTTTTCTTATGAAAAATTATAATGAAATGGATTTGATTAATATTGGAAGTGGAAAAGAAATTTCAATTAGTGAATTAGCAATTTTAGTGAAAGATATAGTAGGTTTTAATGGTGATATTATTTTCGATGAAGATAAGCCAGATGGTACTCCAAGAAAACTTTTAGATTCTTCTCGTATTTTAAATATGGGATGGAAATCTGAGATAAATTTAGAAGATGGTCTAAAAAGTACATATTTAGAATATTGTAGAACTTTATAATAGAAAGGAATAATGTGATTAATAATCAATTGAAAGCACCATTTCCATATTTTGGTGGAAAAGGAAAAGTATCAAATTTTGTATGGAAAGCATTTGGAGATGTTGCAACATATATTGAACCATTTTTTGGAAGTGGTGCTATTTTACTTCAACGTCCTTATTTCAATTCACAAAAACATAATGAAATTATTTGTGATAAAGATGGTTTTGTAACTAATGCTTGGAGATCGATTAAAAATGATCCAGAAACAGTGGCAAAATATTGTGACTGGCCTATTAATCATTATGATCTTGTTGCTAGAAGAAAACATCTTAATAATTTAATTCAAAAACTTTCTAAAAATCTTGAAAAAGATTTGAATTATTATGATGCTGAAATAGCTGGTTATTGGATTTGGTGTATTTCATCTTCAATTGTTCCACTAATTACAATGAAAGATTCTCGTCCTCAATTAATAGGTATTAAAGGAGTAGTAAAAAAATCATTGATAAATTCAAATAATTCTCTTCAACCAATTTTGAAATGGATTAATGAAATTTCAAAAAGAATGAGATATGTGAAAATTGCTCATGGAGATTGGAAAAGAGTTATTGGTGGAAATTGGCAAATTGTTGAAGGTATATGTGGAATGTTTTTTGATCCACCTTATGCTGTTAAACATAGATCTAAATGTTATCGTAAAGATGATTTTAGTGTATCTAAAGAAGTTAAAAAATGGATTAAAGAAAAAGGTAAAAATGAAAATTATCGGATAGTTTATGCTGGATATGAAGAAGAAATGAGTGGTCTAGAAAAAGATGGATGGACTCTTCAAAATTGGAATACTGGTGGTGGAATATCAAATAAGAAATTAGCAAAATTATCTCAAGGATCTGAAAATTCTTTTAAGGAATGTCTTGCTTTTTCTCCCCATTGTTTGAGAGTTGAAGAGTATGTTGAAAATCCTTTAAGTATTTTATAAATCTATTGTGCTGGGAACGATTTGATAAATTTTGTTATAGACGATTTCTGAAAGATTTCATTGGAAATGAATCTCTCTTAGCATACTTAATTGATTTTATTAGACTTAGAAGTCAAAAAAAATCTTGACAAAGAGATAAGAATCCTCTATAATATGTTCAGAAAGTCATGGAAAGGAAGATCATCAATGAAAAATTCTAAGAAATACTGGTACTTTTTTACATATTCTGAATGTCCCCTTTGTGGATCCAGTACAATGTACAAAGAGAGAATGTATAGTAAGAAACCATCCGAGCATTCTGAAAGGTATGAGTACATTGAAGCTTATGACCAATGCTTGACATTTCTCTTTTGAAAGGTATGAGTACATTGAATCTTATGACCAATGCTTGACATTTCTCTAAAAGTCACGAGATGGTATATATGAAAGGTTTATTATGTTTCAGCGATATTCAATATCTCTTTTATTTTTTCTATTATCAACATTTTCATTTGCAGATTTAAAATCAGCTGTTCCAATTCCTTTGAAATATGATAAAATTATATATAAGACAATTTATTTAGAGTCTCGTGGAGAAAATCTTAAAGGGCAAGTGGCAATCTTATATGTAATTAAAAATCGATCTAAAGAACGAAAAAAGACAATGATTGATATTTGCCTTCAGAAAAATCAATTTTCTTGCTGGAATAAATGTAAACCAACATCATTGCAATGGAATGATGATTTAGAAAATTTTGCTACAACTTTAGATACTTCTATTGATGATTATTATGTCGATATTTTTTCCTTTTTTAATCATTATCATAATCCCAAAAAAGTTTCTCCAAAATATTATCGAAATGATAATATTTTTTCTACAAAAATTGGTAATCATATATTTTATAGATTGATATAGAAAGTATAATTATGAAAAAATCATTTAGGACTTTAATCAGGGGAATTAAAAAAGCTCAGGATTCAAAATGTCGTGAGAAAGTTTGTGCTATTGGTATTAGTCATAAGGGTGGAATAATGGGATATTCTTATAATTATCCAAGGTTTAAGCGAAAGGGTGGTTCTATTCATGCTGAAATTGTATTGATGAGACAATACGGAAAAGAATTAAAGACTATTGTAATTCTTCGCACTAATAAATATGGGAATTTTCTACCTATTGATCCATGTAAAAATTGTCAAAAAGTAGCTAAAAAATTAGGAGTGAGTATAACAAGTATAGATGAAAAATCTGATTAAAATTTATTATGGAGGAAGAAAATGAAAATGGTAAAAAATCATAAAGAATTTCAAGTAGGATTTGAATTAGAGTTTATATGTAATATTGATTTTAAAACTCTAAGGAAAATTATTACTACAATACTAAATGTATCAAAAGCAAAATATGGTATTGATTTTGATATTATATCAAGATATCGATCCGATCCAAAATCAACTAAATTAGAATTACGAAAAAATGCTTTGATTATTAAAGATGATAAAAGTCTTAGACCAAATAAAAAAAATCAATATACTTATGAGATTTCAACTCCAGCTTGGCCGTTAAAAAAATCTCTTTTACTTCTTGAAGATCTTTTTAGAATTCTTCAAGTGATTGATGCTGATACAAATTCAAGTTGTGGTTTTCATGTTAATATTGGATTTTTCAATTATAAGAAATCTCAAAAGATTAATCCATTTTATCTTTCAATGCTAGTAAAAGATATTGAAGTTTTAAAAGAATTTAAGAGGCTTTCAAATAAATTTTGTCGATCTATCCATTATGATATAAATAATCAAATTTATTTCAATGATGATGAAAATGATTTGATTGATTCTGTTCTAAATCATGATGTATATTCAACATATCATTCTATTAATTTTGCAAATTTGGAAGAATTTGGTTTTATTGAATTTAGGTCAATTGGTGGTAAAAAATATCATTTAAGATTTAAAAGAATATCTCATTGGATTTTTCATTTTATAGATTGTATAAATGATTCGATTGGAGAGAAAAAGAAAAGAACTGTATATAGAAGATTGAATCAGATGAAAAATAATCATATAAAATTTCCTCAACGTTAATGAAATCAATGATTTATAAAATACGATTTCTCTTGACATAGCATAGAAAATGCTCTATAATATACACAGAAAGATTGAGAAGGGAAAATGATAAAGATCAAATAAGAGAGCGTAAGGAGTCTCTAAGGAGTTTAATGAAAAATAGTTCTTGACATAGTATAGAAAATGCTCTATAATATACACAGAAAGATTGAGAAAGGGAGATTTAATATTATGGGTAAACGAAAACTTTCAAAAGCTGTATATGAGTCAATGGTCAGATCCAAGGAAAATGAGCCTAGTGTAAATGGTATTGATATTGATGAATCCATGCTAGGTGATTTAATTGGATGGTATCGACACAATTGTAGTTTTGAAGATATTCAAAAATATGTTCTTGGATATCTTAAATCTAATGAATATGTAAAAGAAGATATTGTTGCGATTGAACGGTGTAAAAGTGAATTATATTTATCTTCTACTTGGGGTATTCTTGCTAGAATTATTGACAATGGTGGTATTTTGTCAAAAAAGCGTGTTGAAAATCTTAAAATTGAGCTTTCAAAGTCAATTCGTGTTGGAATGTCAATAAAGGAAAATGATAAAAGATCAAATGGGGGTGGAATTCAAGAATATATTGCAAAGCAAGTAAGTTCGTATCTCTCTGAGCTAGAAGGAGAGCGTGATATTTTTATTGACAATGGTTATAGATCAGATTTTGACATTCTTCAATGGTTAATTAATTTCGAGGTTGGTGGAGTTCAGGCTAAGAAAATAGGGAAATTTTTCGAGAATGTTTATAATGAGCTTCTTTCAGCAAAAAATAAAGAATGTGAACAGCTAGTTGAAGCATATTCATTTCTTAAAAAAAGTGAAATGAAACGATATATTCAATTTATGGAATCATTTATCGATGGAATTTCTGAATATATTGGTAAAAAGAAAAGAATAAAAAAATCACAATCAAAAAAATCAGTTAGAAAAAGTCCAGATAAAATTGTCTTTAAGGTGAATTATGAAAAAGAGAATAAAGATATTTCAGTGAAATCAATTAAACCAGCAAAAATTTTGGGTGCTAAAGTGCTATGGCTTTTTAATACCAGATATCGAATTCTTAGTAAGCTAGTTGCTAAAGATATCGATGGATTTGGAATTAAAGGAACTACAGTACAGAATATTGATGATTCATGTTCCTATGGTAAGACTTTGAGAAAACCTAAAGAACATCTTAAATTGATATCTGGATCATTGCGAAAAGCTGAGAAATTCTTTGAAGAGATTAAATCTAAGGAGAAGAATGTTACTGGAAGAATTGGAAAAAATACTTTAATTATTAAAGCTGTAAAATAGAGGATTTTAAATAATGTCAAAAATAACATTCATAGGAGATCCTCATGGACAAACTAAAGCATTAGAAAAATGTAATAAGAATGCTAATGTTCTTATTTTGGGTGATGTTGATCTTTATGGATATTATAAATGGGGAAATATAGCTAGACAATTTAAACATGCAGTAAGATTTATTGATGGTAACCATGATGCTTTTCCAAATCTTTTTTTGGATGCTAAAAATCCAACAGAGATTGAAGAAAACTTTTATCATATTCCTAGAGGTTATATTGAAGGAAATACAATGTATATTGGTGGCGGTGATTCTATCGATAAAGCTTCTAGAATTAAGGGAATCTCTTACTTTCAAGAAGAGAAAATTAGTGAAAAGCAAGCTGAAAGAATTTTATCTATTAATGCTGAAAAGATTGATACTATAATTTCACATGATTTACCTTTCAGTGCTGTAAAGTATGTTGTAAATAATAATATTATGATGTTGTCAGTTTCTTTATTTCTTGAAAATGTTTTAAATCATTTCAATCCATATAGATGGATTTTTGGGCACTATCATAAATCAATTGATTTCTCACATTTAAAATGTGATTTCATTGGACTCAATCAAGAAGAAAATAGAGAAATAAAAATTTGAAAGGGAAGATTAATTATGAATAAAGAAATGTTGATAGGATATTTTGAAAATCAGATTCGATCTGAAATTATTGAAATTCTTAAAAAGCATAAAGTTGATGATAAGATTCTCATTCGAAATCGATTAGGATATGCTGGAAAAGGTAAGAATGGAGAAATTGAGGTAGTTGCTATTAATAGAGAAATGAGAATTTCAGAAACTCTAGCAATTGATCTTTTGAATTTGAAATTGAAGAATGTAAGACTTATTTAGAAGTCTCTCAGGAGTCTTTAAATTTAATGAAAAATAGTTCTTGACATAGCACAGAAAATGCTCTATAATATATACAGAAAGATTGAGAAGGGGAGATTTAATATGTATCATATGATAGATAAAATTCCAATATGGTCATCTTCAGAAGATATATCTATTGAAGCTATAGATCAAACTAAAAGATGTCTTAAAGATGGTATGAGAGCTGCCATAATGGGAGATTATCATAAGGGATATTCTCAAGCTATTGGTACTGTTATAGCATATAAAAATATGATTTCTGTATCTGGCGTTGGATATGATATTTCTTGTGGAAATAAATGTATTCGATTAGCTAATGTATCTGAAAATGATGTTCGTGAAAATATTGAAGATATTATGAATGAAATTTATTTCAAGATTTCTTTTGGAGCTGGTATTCCTAATAAAGAAAAAGTTGATCATGCAATTTTTTATGATCCAATGTGGCAATCTGAAGATGCTCTTAAGAATCTTTTAGATGTATCTAGAAATCAAATTGGTACTATTGGTTCTGGAAATCACTTTATTGATATTTTCATTGATGAATCTGGTTCTGTGTGGTGTGGAATTCATTGTGGATCTAGGAAATTAGGACATTCAATAGCTTCTTATTTTTTGAAAGCTGCTGGTGCTAAGAATGGAATGGATGTTGGTCCCTGTCTTTTAGAAGAAAATTCTAATCTTGGTTCAAGGTATATAAATTGTATGAATCTAGCTGGAAAATATGCTTATGCTTCTAGAGATTGGATTTGTGATAAGGTATCACAAATTATGGGAGCTCAAGAAATTGAATCAGTTCATAATCATCATAATTTTGCTTGGAAAGAAAATCATTATGATGAAGATTTTTGGATAATTCGTAAGGGTGCTACTCCTTTGAATCCTAATCAAGATTCATTTGTTGGTGGATCTATGGGAGATAATTCAGTTATTATAACTGGTATTGATAATGCTGAAGCTAGAATGTCGATGTTTAGTGCTCCTCATGGTGCTGGGAGAAAAATGGGACGTATGGCAGCTAAGGGGAAGATTGCTAAAGATGGTACTGTCAAGAGAGTTGGAAAAATTTCTAGAGAAATGATGTATTCTTGGTTGTTCGAAAAGGGAGTTTATTTGGTTGGAGGTGATGTTGATGAAAGCCCACAAGCTTATAAAAGGCTTGATGAAGTTATGAATAATCATAGTGGATATATTAAGATCAAGCATACTCTTTCTCCTATAGGAGTAGCTATGGCTTAATTTTTTGAAAATAGTTCTTGTTATATATAAATAAAAAAGGAATTGAAAGGAATTGAAATGAATTTTAATGAAATTGAAATTCTGAGTTATAAAAAAATTCTTGAAGATTGGAATAATGATTATGTCAATGATATTTCATTAGATGAAGTACCAAAAGAAGGTATTTTTGATAGATTGGAGAATGATGATGAATATAAATAATTTCTCAGTTAAATTTTTGCGAATGACAAATCTTGAAAAAACTCCATGCGAACAATGGACTACTTCTGTTAATGGAGTTAGAAAAACTGCTAATACTATGGAAGAAGCAATTAGTATCATTTTTGAAGATTTAAATTCTCTATCTAATAATGTGATTAATAATTTTGATGATTCTATTGATGAAATTAATGATTCTTTCAGTAGCATTGAAGATGTAATAGATGATCTTACAAGTAGTATTAAAATTTATAAATCTGATATTCATAAACTTAGAAAGAGGATATTGTGAAATTTACTATTGATGATATTCATGAAGGAGATGTTGTCAGACTCCATAGAGGAAATTCATTATGGTATATCGGTGATATAAAAAATCATCATGGCAAATATATACCATTGATTAATACTGAAAATTTAAGTATATTTGATTCTGTAAGATTAAATAAAATTGCGAATGTTTTTGGCACCAGAGAATAAAGAGGAACTATCGATTAAAATAGAAAATGGCGATCTTATAAGGATTCATGGATCTTCAAAAATTAAGAAAATTGTTTTAAATGGTTGTTATATTAACTATGATATTGCAGTACTTTATCGGATTTTTGTAGTATTTGATATACCAGAAAAAAAGTTTTTAAGAAATGGTAATAATTTTTAAAAGTTTAGTGAATAGCTGCGAAGTAGCTCAATTGGTAGAGCACTTAACTGTTAATTAAGGGGTTTCTGGATCGTAACCAGACTTCGCAGCTATTCACTAAAATAATGTGGGTGTGTAGCTCAGTTGGTAGAGCAGGAGTCTTTTAAGCTCTTGGTCGTGAGTTCAATTCTCACCGCACTCACCATCAACAACTTTCAATAACTTTAGAGATAGTTTTAAGATGTTTCAGGCATTATGGAAAAAAGAATCTTGGAGGTGATTTACCTAAATGGGTATCTGAAGAATAAAAATTCAATTCAATTCAAATAATAATTATAAGTCTAATGATTACAATAATTTATAAAATACGATTTCTCTTGACATATAGTTAAAAATGCTCTATAATATACACAGAAAGATTGAGAGAGGAGGACTTGAAAGTATTTATGAAATCTAATAAATCATCTCGAAAAAAGCTTATGGAATCAATTAAAATCGCTATTTTTGCTCACGAAGGTCAATTTGATTTGAATGGTGATTTATATATTCTTCATCCATTATCTGTTATGAATTCTGTTCAGGGAGATTTACAAAAATCTGTTGCAGTGTTACATGATGTTATTGAAGATACTAATATTTCAGAAGATTTTTTAAGATCACGAGTTGGTGAAGAAATTGCTAGTTTAGTATCTGTATTAAGTCATAATAAGAATGAATCTTATGATGAATACATTAAAAGAGTATCTATATATCCAATTGCTGTAGATGTTAAGATATCTGATTTGATAGATAATTTAAAGGAATCAAGAAAACTTTTGAAAACTGAATCTTCTGAAAATCGAAGAATTAAATATAAAAAGGCTTTAATTATCTTAAGAAGTTCTTCTTAAGGCTTCAATGTAAAATCATTTTAATTATAGAAAAGGAGAATGAATAATGTCTTATCTTGAAAGTTGTTCGGATTTTTCAAATGAAGTCTCTGATGAAAATGAAAATGATTGGTATGAAGATGAAGATGAAGATGAATATCCTAATTGTGCTGATTGTCAAAATGTTTATTGTTGTTGTGAATGGTAGATTTTAAAAGTGGAAGGGTGCCCGAGTGGTTAAAGGGGATGGGTTTAAAACCCAAGGTTTTAAACCCATTGGGCGTTATGTCTTCATTGGTTCAAATCCAATCCCTTCCACCATCACAATTATGAATAATTTTAAAGGAGATGTTATTATGAATGAATATAGAATTATTGATGATATTAAATCATATATTAAAGAACTTTTGAGTGAATATGAAGATGATTTCTCCAATGAATCAGATTATCGAAAAGGTTATAATGAATGCCTTAATATTGTAATTGAAGATCTTCAAGATATAGTTGAAAAATATGAAGATTAAATTTGATACATAGGAAAGATGTACGATTTCTCTTGACATATAGGTAAGAATACTCTATAATATACATAGAAAGATTGAGAGAGAAAGGGAGACTTATGAAAAATAATGGATTTTATCTGAACGCAATTGAAATTCGAAAAGATGGATTTTATCTACTTTTTCGAAAAGATGAAGATTATGAAAATGTTATTTATGAAAAGATGGAAATATTTTCTTTTAAATATCTTCAATACATTTGTAAAATTAATGAGGGTGTAACTCTTAGGGATATTTTGAGAACAGTAAGTGGGATGGAAATACTTGCTGATTTCATTACAGAATATTCTTTGTGCCCAAAAGAATTTCTTCAATATCATCTTCATTCACCTAAAACATTGGATACAAAAATCTCTCATATAGAAATTTTGAAATATATTGAAATCTGTGAAGATGATATTGAAATCTGTGATGATATATCGGCTATTATGATAAATGAATATTGTGATCATTTAGCAATAGGGCCAAATCTTTTCTATCTATTGGATTGTGTAGTTGAGATTAATTCAAATTGTTCAATTGAAAAATTTGAATCCGATATTTCCGATATTTATGTTGGCTTAGTTGAAGATAAGAATATTGATTTTTCATTTCTTGATATTTTACATATAATTTATTTTGAAATGAGCTTTTATGGTAAACCTGCAGAAGATTGGTAAAATTAAAATATTTGCCGATGTGGCGGAACTGGTAGACGCACAAGATTTAAAATCTTGTGGGGATTTTCCCCGTGGAGATTCAAATTCTCCCATCGGCACCATTAATTGGAAAAAACTTATGAAAAATATTTCAGTAATATCTAAAGGAACTAGATGTTATGAAATAGTACATGTTGATAAAACTATTGGAAAAATGAAAATTATTACATGTCCATATTATGAAAGTCATCTCAAGATAGAAAAGAAATTGTTGAAATAAATCAAGCTTCTGAAAAATATGAATGTTGAAAATTTTTCTAAGAAGAAAGAAGATTTAAATGATGAATCAAGAACTTAAGGAAGCTTCTAAGATTGGCTCTGTGGAGGTTGTCAAGGCATTGCTTAAATGTGGTGCTGATGTTCATGCTGATAATGATGAAGCTCTTAGGTGGGCTTCTTATAATGGTCATTATGAGACTGTCAAGGTTCTACTAGAGAATGGAGCTGATGTTCATGTTAATAATGATTATGCTTTTAGGTGGGCTTCTTATAATGATCATTTAGAAACTGTTAAGGTTCTTCTAGAAA